TACATTACAACATTATCATCTTCTTTAATCTCGACCTTACGTGAATGAATGTCTGCATCACCTAATTTTCTAAAGTATGCACCAGGCCATTTCCTATGAGGTTGACCATCTTTTAATAAAAGTCTAACATCAACACTTATCCTAGTTTTACCAGTTCTATTGGGAGCAGCACCATGAATATGCTCCTGTGTAAACAAAATAAACTGTCCCTTTTTAAGATTAACTGGTTCACAAAACTTTTTACATTCCTCTTGAAGTCTAAGGTAGTCCCACTCCTTACATGCATCAGTAATTTCCCTACTATCCATAAGGTTTACTATTTGCAGAGAGTTACTATCATAGGCATCAGTAAAAGGTAACCACACTGTTCTAAGACCTAAACCATTACCAACCCATTGACCTTGATGGAATGGTAGAACAGTTCCTTCATTATCTTGATTGGGTATATTAATCCGTATATTACCAAACCTTTGCACCAATATCTCACCTAAAGAGAGATGATCCTCTACTAAGGTATCAAAGATACTATAAAAATTAGTATCTGCTAAATCCTTACCTATAACCTTTGCTAACTCTCCAATCTTCTTAGCAGGAACATGTTCATGTAATAAAGTTAAATCCTTTACATCAGGATAATGCTTTTGAATCAACTCTAGAGCAATTTCTGACAGGGGATATTTTTTCAGATCATAATGATACTGCCTCATCTTGGTCCTATTCCTCCCTCCTCTAGGTCTTTAATGGGGAACGTAACCATCTTCTCCCAAGGAGAATAGTTATCAAAAAGAACTGCTGCGTTAGTACCACTAATTCTCTGAATGAATCCAACGTATCCACAGTATATAGAGGTGGGATTCTTCACTGTCACTGTAGTTCCTGGTAAAATCATAATACCTGAATAACTCCAACACAATCAGGAATATCCATCATCACTTTCTTCTCTATACCCTGTTTCAATGTCATAGCACTCATGGCACATGACTCACATGCACCACCTAATCTTATTTTGACAAGGTTCGTTTCTTCTTCTATTTCTACAAACTCTAACCATCCACCATCTGCTTCGATGTATGGTATAAGGTCTTCAAGAACCTTCATTACATTTTCTTCTGTTAATTCCATTAGTCTAGTGGTAGTTCTCTAGGGTTTTCTATTTGATCCTGCATATCAAAATGCTCTGGGTGTGCTTGCTCCATCATAAGATAACGAGAAAAAACATACAACTGCTCTTGAGTGTATGTTATGTTATTATCCTTATTTTGATTTGCTTCTTGAGCAACTTTTTTATCAACACACTCTTCAGTAGTTAAATCCTCAAAAGTATAAGGATAACCATTTATAAAACACATTCTAACTACTTGATCTTCATACCAAACATATTGCCAAGTAATTTTTAGTTTCATTTGCAGTTTTAATTGTTGTTAGAGGGCACTCTTTCTATCTGTGTATTACACCTAGAGATCTTTTGTACTCCCTCTGAAGGGTTTGTAACCAATGGACAAAACTGAGAATCAATTGATTACTGTATCATTATATAGTCTTAGGACAAGAGTGTCAAGTCCTCCCTATAGTGGAGGTGTACATAGTCAACAATAGCATCCGTCTTTATAATTCTCTTATATTCTGGTTGCATATACTCCAATAAAATTGGTTGTCCATGAATATTGTGGAGAAAGTTAGATTCTAATGGTTGAATTATAAAATCATTCTGTAGTATATTACTCATCCACTCAGCAAAAGCATCACCAAATCCATCCTCAAATCTCCAAAGATGAGTTTTCATATTAATATAATCTACTTGTGGTCTAAACCATCCCTTTGGATGATGTGGATGAGACTTTAATGATAAGTACCTTTCTACTGGATCTCGTACAATAGCAATCTGTTCTAGGTACTCTACATCCAAATACTTCTCATATAGTTCTCGATGAAGATGAGAGATCTCAACATCTTCAATTGGTTCCCATATAATTTGCTCTGGTACATATTCATTTAATCTTATATTCTCTTGAATAAATCTACCAGCAGTCCTTGGAATATGAACAAACAGGAATCGTTTCCCAGTCTCTTTATGATGATACGTAGGCATCAGGGTCTACTATACCAAAACGAGAGAACAAATCTCTCCGATTCCTCAACTTTACTAACATAATGAAGAAGTTGTGAATTAGAGAAGATAACTAACTTCCCTGCCTTTGCTTTGACCTCCATATCTTCAAACATAGTAGATCCACCCTTAAAACCATCATTTAAGTAAAGCATTGCTGCAAACACATCTGGTCTATGAATATTATTATCATCATAATGAGGTTTCATAAAACACCCAATGGGCCATCTTACAACACCCACATAATCTAGTGCTATCTCATTCTCGAAGGACTTACATAAAGTTGTTACATTATTAATAACACCACCAAATAATTCATCCGTTGTCGAATTCATATCTATAGGATCTACATTACCACCCAAATATTTTGCACCATAATTCTTATCAAATGGTTGGTTTGGAATATATGTAAGAGTGTCGTTTGGATCTGAATGTGTTACAGCATCTAGAGCACGATCTTCTTTCTTAACATCAAAAAGATCAATAAACGGTTGACAAAGAGAAGGATCTAAAAAATTCTCTTCAACGTACAGAAGTTTTTTCATTCCACCTATTAAGAATCCATGAACTACTGTTCTTTTTATCGTCACCCCCAACACCAAAAACAAAACTCACTCTATCATCATCCTTCCATTTTTCCATCTCTGGTATATTGCTTTTAGTTCTATCACCACCATTACAAAAGATTACCTTATTATATACTTCAAGTGCCATATAGATTGCATCATTAGCAGTATCATCCTTATCCCTAAATTCAATACAAACATCAACACACTTCAATTCCTTAATTATAGACATCCTCTCTGCTACATTCATAAAATATTTTCCTTTCTTCCTAATTAACCAATCATCAGAATTAACAGCAACTCCTAGAGTTCCTAATTCTTTTGCTGATTTAAAAAATGCAATATGTCCACTATGTAATGGATCAAATCCTCCACTTACCAATACTAAAGTTGTTTCACTCATAGTTAACCATTGTAATTTTTCTTTTTAGGTTTCTCGCTCTCCTCCTTCTTCTTTTTTTTCTTTTTCTTTTTGGTTCCGTTGCCGTTACCAAGGAAGCGATATCGAGGCATTATTTTGTTTGTGTGTTTGGAGGTCCAGAGAATCTAGGATCTAAGAAGTCTTTAGTATCAGAATCCACTTTATTTGGATCGTAATTAGGGTCAGGATAATCTTCCCAACTATTACCTTCATACTCAGTAATTAATGGATTAACATCCTTCCTCTCACCATAAACATGATAGAAGCAATCAATTGGTTTGTCATCTGCTTCCTTCACAATTATAAACTCATTGTTGAATTCTACCACATTAAGATGGAAGTGTCGATCTCCAATAGGTTGTAGTTGTACTGTAATGGTATCTTCATGCACCAAATCCTTCCAATAATATGGCAATTCAATCTTATTAGAATCCTTTAGTCTTCCTCTATAATATACTGCTACCTCTGGTCCCTCAATACATGCATGTCTAAGTCTATGACCTTTACCTTTGGTAGGATGTACTAAATCAAATGGTTTTGGTGAGGCATCTGCTGCTGCGAATCTTGAAGCAAGTTTACCTTTATTACCACAATCTACCCGACCAGTAAAGAAGGCATCCCCATCAACATATAATAAATCAGTCTGTGGTCCTGAGATCTTAAGGACATTTGACATTCTGCCATTACCCTCCATCACAGAGTCACCCTTGACCTTTAAAGACATTGGTGGCAATAATCCATCAGGATTAAAAGTATTAGCAACCATCAAAGTTGCTTCAGAATAGGTGAACCAAGGAGCACCAACAACCATAGGTGCTTCAATATATGCACCACCTCTAATCTGACTAGGACCAATTCCTAATACAGATGCAGGTAATCCCTCACCTACAAATAAAGTTTTTTTACACTCTATGTCTGGAAACTTAGCCATCTAATCCACCTTCTCGTTGTTGATCTTCTAATAGTGATTCACCTTTAGATGGAAGACCTGTTGTTGCTCCATCAGCACAATCAATCAATCCACCCCAAAAATTAAGAGTGTTCTGACCAATCATTTCCAATAAACCAGATGAGAAGAATTTTACTACAGAATCACCATTAACTTCAATAGTTTTAGACTTCATATTAATCTTCTCATTAGAGTCTAGATTAATTATACCCTTATTGGCATGCATATCAATATCTTGTCCTTCTATTCTTACTCTACCTCTTGCTGCTCTAATAACAATATCACCTTCAGCAGCATTTAATATGAACGCATTATTTGTTACAGGTCTCTCTCCACAGTGTATCTGATATACACCTGGACATCTATTAATAGTACCACCCTTCTGAGCACCAGAAGAGATCATAGTCATATAATGCTCAACTTCCTGACCAGGAAGACCATTCCTAAGCATAATACCACTCAATTGGTTGTTCATATTAATATGACCAAACTTTAAATGACCGTAATCATTACCCAATTCTAATGGGTTATGTACTTTTATTTTTGCCATTAGTTACTCTCTATGATTCGATATCCTTTATCAGGATCAATAGTTCCCCTATTAACATTACCAACACAATCAACAACTCTAACAAGAGGTGTGCCTGGTGGTACTTCACCAACAGTATCATCACCAATTCTTCTAACACAGAAGATTGGGTTTATGACAGCATTATATCCAGTCTCAGTAGTGACATATATCTCAGGTCTCTCTGTCCACCCTTCACCAGGATTAATAATCTCAACAGTATCTAGTACACCAAAAGGACCAAACGTTGCTTTAATCTCTGCACCAGAGGTATTGGGTTCAATAACAACTTTATCATAGTTAGAATCATAATTCATACCCGCAGATTCGATCTCCAACCCACAAAGATAAAGCATCACAGGATAACTACCAACAGTTAATGCAGGGAATGCATTAAAGTCAGTCTCACCATTAGGACCTGTACCTGGAATTAGAGTTGTACCCTTTCTACGTGCAATTCTATCTTCCATTGGTTGATCACCATCCAAGGTCTCAGTTCCA